AATGCAAAGCTGTATGAACATCGGAAATAAGTTTGAAGAAGTAGAATTTTTTGAATCGGTAGTTAAACATGTAGGTGCGTAATGGAAACTAAAAAACTCCTGGAAGAATACATTAAATCCAGAACAAGCAAAGTAGGTTCTTATCCTGAAATTGTTCAGAGTGGAATTAATACTATAGCAGGAGAGATTCCTTTTAAGCTGAAGTTGGCTATAACGTTGTCTGAGCTGGTTACTTTCAGCTCTCACCTACGTAAACCTATTGAGCTATATGATGGTACTCTTATACCTACAAACGCTATTGTTTTCGCTTTAAGTGCTTCGGGTACTTCAAAAGATAAATCTTTAAATTCACTAAGAAAAGCTCTTTCTTCAGGCTATGAAAATATTGAAGAACAGAGACGAGGGTTTGCTCGTGTAAAAGCAGAAAAAATTGCCCTATTAGAAGGTAATGGGTCACATGAGTGGCAAAAGTTTTACATCTCTCCTAAGCCTCTACAAGCCGGTTTAGGCACTGTTGAAGGATTGATGCACCACTTTGCGGATATTGCTTCAAACCCTATTGGTGCAGGTTTTATAATGACTTCTGAGATAGGATCAGATCTACAAGGCAATAACTCGATGGTAGATATTATCAAAACCATTGCTGTAGCTTATGATCTTGGAAACATCCCTCCTAAAATTGTTAAATCTGCAGAAAATCAAACTGATGCAGTAAAAAATCTACCTGTAAATGCTTTGTTTTTTGGATCTCAAGAAGCTTTGTTGTTTAACAATGACATTAAAGCTAAGTTTAAATTGGTATTCAATACTCAGTTAGCTCGCAGGAGCATCTTCACATACACCCCTGAGCTTCCTTCTAAGCTTGTTATCAGCTCTATTGACCAGTTGTATAAGATGCGAGAAAAAGAGCGTGAGAGAGTCTTACAGGCTCAGCAATCGCTGAATGAAATGACAGAACTGCTAGTCAGTAACACTAGCCAAATACCTCTTCAAGTAAGTGTTGAAGCAACAAAACTGTTTGATGTGTACTTAGAATACAACTCAATAATTTCTGATGAGCTGTCTAACAAGTATCCAATATCTAAATTGTCCAGAAAACATAAGCAATGGCTAGCTTTAAAGCTATCTGGAACTTATGCAATATTGGCAGGGCATGAAAATATTACGGAAGAAACTTATGCTTATGCTATAAACACAGTAGAAATGCTGTCTCCTGATATGAGCAGTTTTGAACGTGAGCTAGTGAAAGAACCTTACGAACAACTATCTGACATGTGCAAATTCAAATCACATGAAGGAACATTTTTTCTTTCGTTGCACGAACTACGTAAATTGTCCTATATAACAGGCTCAGGAGCTTCTTCAGCTAAGGTTGCTGAACTATGCACTATGGCTAATAGCTATGATGAGAATGGCTCTTACTCAGTTGTAGAGGGCGGTATTCAATATAACGAACTTATTAAAACAGATATAATTGGTGTTTCTTATAAATTGTTTAATACAAAATTAGAAGGAACTGAATTAAAAGAATACATGAACAGAAATTCATCTGAAGGTTATGAATTTTATGAAACAAACTTTGAAGATATAGACTTATTGCTATCTGAAAATTCTATCTACAGTTCTTTTGCATTCAAAGAAGGAAAACGTAAAAAAGAAAATCTGATTGGCGGAACAAAGTTTATTATTCTTGATATTGATAAATCAATGCTTACTGATAATGAAACGCATGTACTGCTCAACGAATACAATCACTACGTAGTAAGAACTAGCGATCCTAATAACGAAATGAAGTTTCGAGTAATTATGGAACTAGATTCTGTAGTTGATGTAGATGAAAGAATGTGGAAATGCTTTTTAGAAGAAGTTTCTAATGAGCTGGGTGTTATTATAGATATATTGCCTCAAAGCCAGATTTTCCTTTCTTACTCAAATAGGGAAATACTAAAACAACTTGAAGGCAAAACACTAAAAACTAAGTACCTGTTAGAAAAAGCAACAATAAGAATGGCAGATAAGCCTAAGCCAGCTTCTTCATTACCTTCATCAACCAAAACACAACAACTTAAAGATCCGAGAGAAACTTTTGATTACGCATTTTTAGCTGAACCAGGAGAAAGATCTATTATTATGTACAGGGCTTTAGCACATGCTATTGATCTAGGGGGTGATGAAAGTTACTTGGTAAATCTTGCTGAAGAAATCAATAACTACTGGATAGAACCTTTAGACAATGACAGACTTCAAAGAACTTTAGTTACACCAGCTTTAAGAAGGATTCAGTAACTATGTACTTAGCTGCTTACGTAAATAGTAATGGTGTATTTCTTATTATAAAGTCTCCTAGTAATGGTAAATACTTGCTAAGAAAATACACTTTTGGAAAATTGAAATATGTAGAAACTAGAATAACTGCAAAAATAGTGGAAGAACTTAAATGTTGTGATAACTATTCCGAAAGTTGGAAACTTTCAAATAAAATACTAGCTGATAATCTTGCTACAAAAAATAAGAAAAAAGCTATTAAACAAGGCGGAAATTTATAATGTGGCTATATAATGGAGAACCAGTAAATAAGCATGATGACTTGTTTCCTGGTTGTACAGATTTTGTGTATATTATTATCTATACTGATAATAGAAAATACATAGGAAAAAAAGCCGTAAGGTCTGTAAGAAAAAAACCTCCATTAACAGGAAAGAAGCGTTCTCGTAAAATACTTACTAACCTGCCTTTTGTTAATTACGAAGGTAGTCACGAAAAAGAAGAAAATCTTTGTATAGAAAGAAAAATTATTTTGTACCAATGCAGTTCTAGGAAAGCATCTACTTACCTAGAAACTGCTATATTGTTTAGCTACGACGCAATATTTAATGATGATTATTTAAACAGTAATATTAGTGGAAGATTTTTTGATAACGATTTAAACGGTTTATTAGGAATCAATACTGAGGATATATTTTAAATGATTACTGTAAATTATAAAACAGTGTCTACTAAATTCCATATTGAAAAATGTTTAAAAAATTTACAGGAATACAAAGTTTTAAGTTTTGATACAGAAACAAGAGGGTTATATACAGAGGAAGAAAAAAAAGAAGCTATTAAATTTTTAAAAGAAAATAATGAATCTAGCGGAGTAAAAAAGATTGCTTTGCAAGTAGCTAATAATTCTGGTCTTAGTTTTCCTTCGCTGATTAAAGTTACACACTTTGTTTTTGGTGTATCAGAAAATAAGAGTTTTATAATTATATGTGAAGACCCTAAATTAGAAATACGTATTTGGGAATGGGTATCTAACTACAAAGGAAAACTATTAGTACATAACAGTACTTATGATTTAAAAATAATGTATAACAGAGTTAAAAAATTTCCAAATAACTTTGATGATACAGCTATGATGGCAAAGTGCTTAATAAACAACGTAGATATATGGAAAGCTAAAGTAGGCTTAAAAGAATTGATGGGATCTAAGTATGATCCTTCTTGGTTACTGATGAATGATTACACACCAAAAAATTTAAAAGATCCAAAATTTATAAAATACGCAGCTATTGATGGTGCAGCAACTTATAAATTGTGGTTAGAAGTTTATTTTCATTTATATGGTTTTCATTATAATGACTCACCATTTTAATTAAGGCTGATAATAAATATGAGACCTATTGAACACTTGCCAGTAAAATTTCCTTGGGAAGAAGACCCAGAACCAAAGTTTTTTTATGATAATTTTGTAAAATATTTTATTCCTGACATGATTAAAATGATGAACACAGGAATATGTATTGATGATAAAGCTGTTGAAAATCTGAGAACAGTCATAGACGAAGTTCAATTTTCTGTGCATAAAAAATTAGAAAATAATTCGGGCATTAAAAAACTGCAAGAGTATATTCTTCCTGCTGCCAAGAAAGCTCACAAAGAAAAATCTACACAGTCAGTAAGAACTACCGAACATTATTTAAAAACATTTAACTCGAAAGATATTTTGCATAGGACTTGGGTAGTAAACACGTATTTAAAAAGCATAGGAAAATCAAAAGATTGCAAAGAAAAATGGCAAGTTAACGAGTTAACAAAATATAACGTATTTTTAAAATCTAAATTTATAGCAGCTATAATAGAAAAAAGATCAATAACAGAAAATGATAATGTAATAGCTGGAATGGAAGCTTTAGCTGCTTATAAAACTTATCTATGGAATAAGCCAAGATACGATAAAGCTAAAGAAGAAGTTATCTTAGATTCTTTTAATCCTAACAGCGATAAGCAAGTCAAAGAATTGTTTGAAATGTATAAACTAGAGTCTAGCTCATTCTCTGAAAAAACTGGAGAACCCTCTTGGGGAAGAGAGCAGATAGAAGAAATAAGACAGTACAATTCAGATCCTGTTTTAGAAGAAATATTAGAATCTTTAGTAGATAACTCATACAGCGCAATTATTAAAAATAATTTTATAAAAGCATTTGATACTTACACTGTAGACGGAATTCTTCATGGAAACATTTCTTTGTTTGGAGCTAAGACATTTAGAAATACGTCTAATAGCCCGAATCTTTTAAACGCTCCTTCTAGCAAAAGCATATATGCAGCACCTTTAAAAAGATGTTTTGTAGCTGGTGATGGCTTTGTAGTTTTTACTGCAGACTTAGGAGCTTTGGAAGATCGTGTAATATCAAATTTGTCAGGGGATAAAAATAAACAAAATATTTTTCTTGAAGGATTGGATGGTCATTCTCTAAATGCTTGTGGTTACTATCCTGAACAAATAGCTAAAATAATGGGAGAAAATACTGACAACGTAGCTTACGTCAAAGAATTTTATAGACGTGTTGAAGATGAACGAGATAAAGAATTAAAGAAAATACGTTTTAATTCCAAAGCTCCGACATTTAAGCTAGCCTATGGTGGGTTTCCTGATTCCCATAAAGGAGGTGTAATAACACAAGAAATATTTGATAACTATAACAATATTCTTTATCCAGGCATTACTAAATACAGAGAAGAATACGTATTACCTACTGCATTAAAACAAGGGTATTTGCATCTTGGTTTAGGTTGCAGAATATACTGTGATAATCCTAACAGCCAAATAAGAACTTTGCATAATGCCACAATACAGTTTTGGAGCATACTTACACTAATTGCTATTAACGAACTTAATTATAGAATACAAAATCAAAATCTTGAAAAAGAAATACAGATAACATCAAGCATATACGACAGTATTTATACGAGATGTAGAAAAGACCCAGAAATTGTTAAATGGGTTAATGACAACTTAATTGAACTAATGACAGTTCAGTATATAGAAAACGAAGTAGTTCATAATACAGCTCAAGGAGAAGTAGGTTTAAATTGGGCTGATTTGAACAAAGTACCAAACAATGCTTCTGTAGAAGAAATTGCAGAAATATTATCAAAACTTTAAAAGGAAATACTATGAATAACCCTCTAACTTACGTATCGACACCTTTGCCAGAAGGCTATCGATTTAAAATAAGCCCTAGTGCTTTTTCAAATTTTATACTATTTCCTCATAATTGGTATAGAAGTGAAGTACTAAAAGAAGAATTGTTTTCTTACAATACTTCTAGTGTTATTGGTACTTGCGTTCATTACTGTGCTGAATGTGTGTCTAAAAAAATTCCGGTAGACGAAAATATTATTAATGAGTATATAGATTCGTTTTTAATTAAAGAAGATTACGATCCCGAAGTAGCTAAAAACTCTTTTAAAGCAATGGCAGAATGTCTTGTTAATGATTACGTTTTAGAAAATGATTTTATTGATACAGAAATGCAAATGTCTGCTCCTGTAAAATTAGACTATGCTGCTGCAGGAACTTGTGACGCTGTTCAAGGAACAAAAGAAGATACTATAGTTGTAGATTATAAAACGTATAATTCAAAAACTAAGCCTAGAGCTATGCCTTCATACTATAGGTATCAACTTCTTGTATACGCATGGATGCTTAAAGTAAACGGATATAATCCGACAAGAATTAGACTGGTCTATGTTAATCGTAATATAGAAGGTGAAATTAGTGAAAAAACTAATAAAAGATTAAAATCTTATCCTCCAGAAGTAACTGTATTAACAGAATCTATTACTGACGAAGATTTAGATTTTATTTATAGTTTAATGGAATTGTGTGTAGAGTCTGTCGAAGCTGTTAAAAAATACCCAGAACTTACTCACGTAATATTTCACGATCCAAGGCTTAAAATTCAATAAATAGGTAATAAAATGTCTAATGTAAAACTGCTTATTTCTAGTTTGCCTGCAATCGGTAAAACTACTTTGTTGCAATCATTAGAAGAAGTAATGGTAATTGCAAGAGATGGTAAACAGTATCCTTTTCAGCAAGCCCATGTAAATGTTCCTGATTTTACTTCTTCAGATCAACTAATCGATATTGTAGTAGATAAAATAAATGCCTATGAAAAAAAGATAGGAAAAATGCCAAAAATTATCGCTATTGATTCAATATCAAAAATTCTTTTGGATATTGAAGGATATGTTCTTGAGCAAGTAAAATCATTTCCTTACGGCAAAGTTAATACAGAAATTAAAAAGTTTGTAGATTTTGTTGAAAGAGATTTGGTTACTTCATTTGATGTAGTGATGGTATCACATGCTCAATACAACGAAGATGTTGTAGGCTACCAGCTAGTTAACGCTGGTGGTTCTTATGGTAAAAAAGGGGGTATACTATCTGAAGTAGACGAAGCTATATTTTTGGAAATGAAAGGCAAAAACAGAATTGTACATTTTAGAAATCCTAAAATGGTATCAAGAACTACTGTAGAGGATTTGCCTGATAGTACACCTGCAACAGAATTCGTTCTGCAAAAACATATCGAAATTCTGAGAAGTAAACAAAGTGACGCTTCAAAATGGTCTCTATAGTAAACTAAAATAACTCCTGAATCTTATCTGTGATAAGACAGGAATTTACCAAGGGTAGCTCCTTTAATAATCTCTGTGAGGTAATAAAAATGGCTTTTTATAAAGCAAGTACGAAATCTGAAGACGTTAAACAAGGTGGCTCAAACCACATTACAGCTTCAGGTCTATACCCAGTTACGGTTCTAGCACCTATCGTAAGCGTGTCTCAGAACGGGTCTACAAGCATTGATATGTACGTAGAACATGCTGGTCAGAAACAAGTTATTTATGGCAATCTAAGGATTACCAATAACGATGGTTCAGTTAACAAAATTGGGTCAAAAGTATTTAATCAGCTTATGATTATTTCTGATAAAGAAGAAATTTCAGATCCTGTAGAACAAGAACTCCCGATTGGAAAAAAAGAGTCTGCCAAAACTGTAGCTGTGCTTGAGGATTTGTCAGACATTGACGTAATCATGCGTGTCCAAATGGAGTATTCTACTTACAACGGAAGCATTAAAGAAAAGAAAGTTATTAAAGGATTCTTTCGCGCATCTGACAAAGCATCTGCAGAGGAAATTGTTAATGAATCTGAAGCAGGTGTAGGCTACGAAAAAGATACTAAGTATGAGCATAATGTTACATACAAAGATGGTCTGACTGAAGAAGAAGTAACTAGCTGGATTGGCGCACAACGTCCTGAAGGTACTGCTAACGGTCCTACTACCAAAACTGCCCCATCTTTCGGTAACAAAAAAAGATTTGGCCAAAGTTAAAAAAGGAAGGGGGGTTTACCCCCCTATTTTACAACACGTTGGTAGGAACTATACTTCCAACTCCTAAGTTATCCCAAGGCGTATGAACAAGTCCAAAAAATGATTGGGATTTAGATATTATGTTTTGATCCCATATTTGAGCACTGTTTATTTCCAAGTAATCTTGTATAGCCAATTCAGTACCAAAGCTTACAGGTTTGTTTTTTAACATTCTGTAAATAGCTTTCTGAATCCTTATCCAGTAAGACGGAAACATAAGAATACCCATGTCACTTAGCTGCTTAACATTTGTAGGCAGTCCTTCCTTATAATCTGGAAAAGAGTCAATTACCTCAATTTCAGCCTTCTTAGAATCAATACCACTATTTACCAAATATCTATAGTAAGTTTCTTTAGCAGCTACATCAGATAAGTCAGTCATGTGAGTTCCTAATTTAACAAACTCACTGTTAGGACTGTTTATATACTGATGAATATAATCAACAATCTGATCTTCAGTTTTAATGTCTTTTATACGTTCAGCAATATCATTTAAAGAACTTTCCATTTCTTTTCCAGATCTTACTGTGCCAAACACAGGACTCCAGGTTTCTAAAAGTTCTTCAAGATTGATGCCAAACTTAGATGCTTTCATAATAAAGTCAGCAAGCTTATTATTTCTTTCACCTTTTTCTGTAAAAACTTTTTTAAGAACAAAATCAATATCAGCTTTAAAGCCAGAAGAAGGATCATCAGCATTCATAACAATTTCTGAACCTAGAGAATTGATAAATCCACGTTCTACAAAACCATTACCGGGATGAGCTTTCAAACGCTTTTCAATAGATTCAATCTTACTTTTATAAGCATCACTAGAATAAGATCTCATTCTGTAAGTATTAAGATCATTCCTTAGCTGTCTGTACTCGTTAAAGTCTCCTAGAACACTCCTGTACCCTCTCTGAATCTCCATAGGATTAAGACCCATGACCATTAGGTAGGATACGTTAGAAACGTTGTCTATAGCTATTTTGGCAGGGTTAAGAACTACCATTCCAATCTTAGTACCTGATACAAGATTTTTTGTAATTCTCATAGCCCATTGCATTTTCTTACTTTTAAAAATAGAAGGTTCTGAACTTCCTACTAACCAATAAGCAATGTCTTTTCTTACATACTCTATTTTTTTATCAAAACCGCCTATATCACTTAAACCAGGTGCTACTCTGCGGTAGTTAGCTTTAATTTCAGCGGGTAGCTTATTAAAATCAGCATCTTTAACATCGTTAAGAAACCAGGGATTATCACGATTAGAATCTTTTATAATGCTGATTAAATCTTTAACACCATTTTCTTTAATATCCCAATGGCTGTCTTTCTCAAGCAGCTTATTTCTAATTACTTCAGAATCTTTTATTGCCATGTTGTGAGCCATAGTTCTTACTAAAGCTTGACTAGGATCTTTAAGCAATCCTGATTTTTCTTTAATTTCTTGAGGAATAATAAACCTGTAATCTTTTCCTACTTTAACTACTCCGTTCATATTTTTAAATTTATCATTTACAGGAACATCAGCAGTTTGCATTCTAAGACCTGTAAATATGCCTTCTTGGTAAGTAGCATCTATAACTTTTCTATAAGCAATACCAAGATCATTGGCTGTAGCATCTCTTACAACTACCCATTCTGTTTTATCTTGATTTTCATATCTACGGGCTTCTGACTTAGGGAAAGTTTTAAATGTTATAGGCTCAGAGTATTCATCAGTTACTTTACTGTCTCTAATTTTTAAATTTTGAAGATTTGAAGTCTTTTCGATAATAGCTTGGCTAGCTAAAACATTGTCTTTTAGTACCTGAATAA